CGCCTGTGCTTTGAATATTTTCAATAACCCAGACAACATGATGTTTCAAGCTGGCATCAGTAGTTGTTTTACGTCTGCTATTTAATTGTGTTGTGCTTAAAACTTCAACCGTTTCTCCACAATCATCTAAACCAGTAGCACCGGTTTTTACATAAGTAAATTGACAGTGTAAAAAAGTTTTAGTAGTATCTAATAATGCTGTCGAAAAATCAACTGTTGTACCACAAGAATCAAAAGCTGCTCTTTGAATATTTCTCCAATTTGAACCGGTAAATTCTATGACTGTATAAGAAATGTATGCTGTATCAGTAGTACATCCCCTTGAAAATCTTGGTAACCAATCGTCTCCATCTGCAATAAATTCTGAAGTAAATAACGCTTCATTCCATTCTCCACGCGCTATGTTAGAACCAGACTGACCCGTAATATAAATTACAGCTTTATTAATATCACTAATGTTAGTTAGGACAGCTCCGTCGCCAGTTAAATTAGTAACTGATAAACTTCCAGTAACTGTCCTAACTTTTACTTCATTTGCCCCGCTATCGGTTCCGATATATTGAATTATTTCCCAATCAACCCTACAATCATTAGTACTTCCAATTCTTTTAAAATCAAACGAAGTTAATATATTTTCAGGATTATCAATTTGTACTGTAAAATCATCAACATTTTGACTTCCACCACTAACAGTTTTACCTAGCCCTGTAAGCCGTGAACAAACAATTCTAACAAAACAATCCTCTGCAGCAACTCCTGATTCAAGACTATAATCTGACCCTTATGTTACTGTTAAGATAGTATTAGAAGCTAATATTATAGATGTTCCATGAATGATTTTAAAGTCTGACATTTCTCTCCTTTAAATTCATATTATCTTTTATAGTAGGAACGGTAGCGATATTACTGCCGTTCCTATGTCGTATATTCTTATTCCATATGGAATTTTTCAAGTTTCATGTTTAATTTATCGATGCACTTACTTGCTGATTCTTTAATATCTTTTTCCCAAAATCTAAATATTTTATATCCCAAGTTACTTAACATAATATTTTGCTTACTATCTTTATCTTTTTGATAAGGTAAATTATGCCAGTAATCACCATCTGCAAATATAGCCACATTAGGCAGAATAAAGATATCTATAAACCCATTGCTCTACTCATACTGTGAAATAAAAGAAATGTTCCTTTTATTTAGTTCATCTTGAAGCTTAATTTCTAATGATGATATTCTTGGGCAAGATTTATGTCCGTTTTTTGCAGCTTCCATTTTTTTTTCAGGATTATCCTTTGCCCATTGTTTATTAATAATAGAGAGTTTTTCTTTTTGTTTTTTCCCTTTGTTTGATTCCCAGTACTTCAAAATGCTTATTCTTTGTTTTTCTTTTACTTTTTCTTTTATTGGTATACCTGTTCTGCTTTTATTTAATGCAGTTAAGTCTGGGCGTTTATTCCCTTTTGCACAAGTATTTCCAAACATCCTTTCTCTGTTAATCTCTTTGCATTTATCACTTTGTTGTTTTCCAAACATAGGATTATTTTCCCCTGAATATAATTTGCTACGAAATTCGCTTACATTTTTTCGATAATCTTCATTCTCCCAAGTGGCCTTTTTAGCACAACTTATTGAACAAAATCGCTGTTTATAGGAATTTCGTATTTCCCCATCAAAGGTCTTCTCACAATATTCACAAACAATTTTTTGAATCATTTTTTACCTTTTATTCTTCCGTTTGGCATTTGATACCCTCTCTATCTTATAATTGGAAAATCGCTGTAACCGTTGTAAACAAAGGGCCTACCCCCCTGCGGTCACGGTAAGTGTATATGTGAACTCAATTGAATCTCCAGTACTTACATTGATGGCAGCAAACAAACTTCTATCCCATAAAGTACCACTAGCTGAAGAACTAAATAAACCATGTTCTGTAATAGCTCCAGCAGTATCATAACTATGAGTTGCTACAGATACATACTGAACAGCTGTCCCTTCTACTTGAGTACCAGAATCTCTGTCGTCGCCAATAGGGGTTGTCAAACCAGTACTAGATATGGCTTCTGCACCAGTCGAAGTTCCACTATCATGCCATCTAAAAGTGCCTATATTTTCACCAGTTGAAACAAAAGCATCAACTAATTCTTCACAACCATTCGTTGTGACTGACTTTCTTGAAAGCAATCCTTTGTCTATGATTTTCCCATCTTCAGTAATTAATTTTGCATGAAGTGTTCCTCTAAATCTTAAACAATTATCTTGAACATTATTCTCATACCATTTTTGTATTTTAAATAATATTTCATGATACCCTTTTTTTATTTTTTCAAACATATTTTTCACCTCTCTTGATGTAAAATCTTTATTTTTTATTCTAAAGTTAGGTAAAGCATTGCACTATCCGATGTTGCACCAGGAGTAGCAGCATAACCAACATATTCGGTAAGCATATCAGCTCCTGTAGTAACATTATCAATAGTTACTGAACCTGCTGTAGCCAAATCTCTAAACAAGCCTTTTCCTATAGTAATTGCTGCTCCAGTACTAGTCAAACAGGTTGCAATACCTCTAGTTTGAATCCAACAATATGGAGTTGCCACAGGCACTGCCGTTCTGGAAATTCCTAATACTTTTCCTATTGCGGTAGTGGCTGGAGCAATTACCCAATTCGCATATTCGTTAGCAAGTAAAGTTACTTTTGCATTTCCTGCAGAAATTGTAACCGGAATAGCTTCTTCGAAAGTAAACTTTACGCTTACAGCGCCTGTACTCGCAGGATGGGAAGCAATCTTGAAAACTTGTCCCATACCTTGAGCGGCATCACCATCATTAATGCAATAATGTCCATATTGATATTGATTAACAGCTTCTCCTCCAGTAGATGTCAAGGTTGCATAACCAAACGAATCACCTGCTGTCGAACCAGTTGCGACTACTAAATCTTGTTGAATTGCTGCTTTTCCTCCAGCGTAAGGAGCTGCCTCTAACAAAGTACCAGCTACACCTGCTGTTCCAGTAGAACATTTTGAATAACGATATACTTTTCCGTCCTTCACTAGTTTTGTGCCTAGTAAATAATTCTGTGTTGCCGAAACTGCAAGAGGAGTCTGAGCGCTACATCCAGCGATTATTCCGCCTTCTGAAATTGTTTGGCCAGTACTTCCATCTCTATAACATTCATTTACTATTCTTCCTAAACTCTGATTCATAGTTCTATCTAAATTACCTAAATCACGTCTTGCCATTATTTTTCACCTCGCTCTGTGTAAGGTTTAGGGACTTCTTTTAAAAAAGCCCCTAAACTTTTTTATTTTATTCTAATGTTAAGAAAAGCATTGCACTGTCTGTATATGCACCAGGAACGGCTGCATAACCAACACTTTCAGTAAGTAAATCAGCGCCTGAAGTAACATTATCAATTACGACTGAACCTGCTACGGTTAGGTCTCTATGTAATTCTTTTCCAATAGTAGTAGCTCCGCCAGTACTGCTGACTAAACAAGTTGCAATACCTCTGGTTTGAATCCAACAATATGGAGTTGCAACAGGAACTGCTGTTCGAGAAATTCCTAATACCATTCCAGATGCAGTGCTAGCAGTTGTAATTACCCAATTCTTATATTGATTAGCGAGTACACTTGCTTCCGAACCTGTAGAAATTCCAACAGGAATAGCTTCTTCAAAAGTGAACTTTACACTTCCAGCTCCTGTAGTTGCGGGATGTGAAGCAATCTTAAAAATTTGCCCCATGCCCCCAGAGGCACTACCATCATTAACAGAATAATGTCCATACTGAAATTGATTAGCGGCTGTCGCCCCAGTAGATACTACAGAGGCATAACCATACGAAACACCTGCTGTAGAAGCAGTTGCAATTGTCAAATTATTTTCAATCGTTCCAGTTCCTCCATTGTAAGGAGCACTTTCTAACAGCGTACCAGCTACACCTGGTGTTCCGGTAGAACATTTCGAGTAACGATATATCTTCCCATCTTTGTCAAGTTTTGTACCCAGTAAATAATTCTGTGTTGCCGAAACTGCAAGTGGAGTCTGAGCACTGCATCCAGCGATGATTCCGCCTTCACTGATTGTTTGCCCTGTACTTCCATCCCTATAACATTCACTCACTAATCTTCCTAAGCTTTGATTCATGGCTCTGTCTAGACCACCTAAATCACGTCTTGCCATTATTTTTCACCTCGTTCGCTTCTAATATTTTATTAATTTATTTTTTTAATTAACCATGGATTAAATTATGCATTATAACTGCTGCTTCAGGATTTTCTACTTTTGTATCCATACGAATAGAATAGTAAATATATGTTGCTTCATCTGCAGCTTTTCTTTCGCTTTCTAATTTTAATCCTCTATGTAATCCAATTATGAAATTCTCTTTGTTGGTTAAAATTACATCAGTATATGTCCCTGCACCACCGTAAGCTTCTACGCCAGTACCTCCAGTTACATAAGTTGTAGGCATTAAAGGAACACTGACAATTGGTACAGTTCCGAAAGATAAAGGAGCTTTTCCTAATATCGCGTTATCACCAAGAGTAGTTCCTCTTTGAGATAATGCTGCGATATAATCAGATGCTACAATATCATTACAAAGGAATCTTAAATTACCAAGACCTTTCATTTTGTATTTAGAAGGTAATGAACTCAACATTTTGGAAAATTTGAATTCCCATTGATAAGGTGCTCCTGTGCTTTGATGTCCAATTTTGCCAGCATAAGTAAAGTCTCCAGTACTCGATGCATCTAATTCTGTTGCTGCTGCAGGAAGTGTTCCAGAATCAAAAGGTTCACCATGTAACAAATGATATCTGAAACCATCAAATAAACTTCTTGCATCAGTAGCGTCAAATGCTGTTGAGTTAGAAGAGTAATAAATTTCATCCAATTCATTGGCGACTCTTATTGCTATAATTTTCATAAGATGATTTGCAAACTGTTGACCTTCTATGTTGTCTTCAAGGTCATCATCATAGATTACTACAGCGCCTCTTAATTTCTTGCTCGACAAAGTCATTTTTCCTTCTGTAAATGTTTTTATGTAATCACTAGATGCGAAAGTTGCTGCAGGTTTTAGGAATCGTTTTGTGGTATCGTAGCCCATGTAACGAATATTCTTTTCATTTTTTGCCATTTTAACTATTCTTGCATTGTTTTTCCAAAAAGATTCTTCAATTACATAATCTATAAATTTATCAGCCTCTTCTGGGTCAAGCTCAATATTTGGCATAGCTACTAAAGCAGTAGATTTTACAAATTCTTTCTTTGATAATAGAGCTTTATTTTTTATCATTTTTGTTTTTCACCTCGTTTTTTGTTTGTTTGTTATTGTTTATTGGTTCATGAAAGTCCACTCAAAACTACCATCCTTTTTAATATGTTTATTTTTCTGAACTTCCTCTTCTTCTGTCTCTTCTTCTAGACTCTTCTTACCGCCTTTTTCAACTTCCAATTTACTGACTTTTTCTTCCAAGTCTTTTATCGATTTGTCTTTCTTAGTCAATTCCTCTTTGGTCTCTTCTGCTGCTTTAGTGACTGCTTCATTTATTTTGTTTTCCACTTTTTCTTTTTCAGCTTTTTCTGTCGCCATTTTTTCAGTATCTTCGCTCGGTAAAAGTTTAGATAAAGAATCTATTGCATCTGTGAAACCACTTAATTGTTTAACAGCATGTCCGATAATATCAAGAGTGTCTTTGGATAATTTCTTACCCGCTTTCTCTAAATCTTCCTCGGTTTCTTTGACAACTTTAATTTCTCGAACACCGAATTTAGCTAACACGCTCAATTCTTTATTTAGGTCTTTTGGTAACTCGTCCTTATATTTACTAAGAACCTCTAGAGCACCAGAATATTTTTTTACTTCGTCTTCGGAAAGTGCTTTTAATGCAGCCTCCTGTTCTTTTGAAAGTTCTTCTAAGCCATTGACAGCTTTAAAGATTTTAATTAATTCATCCATTTTTATCACCTGCCTTGATTTTTCATTTTTGATAATTACGAATTTCTTCCTTATAGCAGGAAGGTCTACTAGAGAAATTTCATCAATTTCTATTTCGCTTAATTTCTTTGTCATTCTAACGCCTCCATTACATTTGCAACTTTCACACAATAAAAAAAGCAGTTGCAAGCCATTAGATTAAAATAATCCTTTCGGCTTACAACCACTTTAGAAAGCTTCTTATATAAGAACTCCGGTGCGTTGTAACTTCTGAACTTATTGAAATATTCTTTTTATTGTTTTGATTATAATATACTTAAAAAAATTAATCAAATTAAATTGTAAACTTTTTTAAATTAAACATAACCATCCATCATTTGGGCTCTTCCCGCCATTGAAAATCCAGTTATTTTTCCATCGTTCACATCTTTCCAAATGTCTAGATTTTCACTATCTCCAAGATAAACTGACAGCCACCAGTCACCTTTGTTGATAATATTCTTATCACTCTGCCCGCCTTTATGATGTGTTTCTTCAACGAAGTATGATTCAAGTATGGGAATGTTTCTTGCTGTCCCTTTATGTTGTATTTTTATATTCCCTTTATTTATCATATATCCTTTTAGTGCTTTCCACACTTCTCCTTGTCTGGCAAAATGTCCTTGAGAATCAACTTCATTAGCAGGATAAACTATTCCTCCAACAACGAATTCTTCTCCTACCTTTTTAAATTCAAATTTAATATCTGATTTATCCAATGATTTTTCTGGTCTCACATTCTCCATTATACCTCCGCACTTTGGACATTTCATATCAGTTTGTTTTTCAGCTAATTCCTCTGTATATCCACAATCAATACATTTAAATTTAAATTTTTCTTCAGCGTTATTTACTTGTTCTTCTGGTTTTCCTGAACCAGGTCTATCGGCACGTTTCATTTGAGCCCCACATTCTGGGCATTTAATATTAATACAATGAACTGCTGATTTCATTTTATAATCGCATTCAACACAAGTACATTCAAAAACTTCGTCAGCCTTATTTATTTCCTTTTCTAATTCTTTCCATATGTTAGGATTTGTATTACCTGACCATCCTTTAGAAGCTTCTTTATCTAGGATTTTTTTGACATAAAGTACTTCTCCTTTGCCATCTCCTTTTGTCGCCCATTTCTTGAAATGTTCCTTGCAGAACCAAGCATGTCCATATCCGTTTGCCCAAATGCATTCATAATCAGGAGCTTTACTGCACTCCATGCATTCAGTGCGTTTATGTCGACCTTCTTTTTCTATTTGTTGTTTATCTATAATTTCTTTTGATGCGATACAATATAATGCTTTCTTAATTTCTTTCTGTTCTAATATGTCATTGTCGCATAAGATTCTACCTCGCCATTGTTTAAGTTCCTTATTTATATTATCTTTGTTTTTTAATAATTCTTGATTAGCATTTACTATAAATATTTTTTTAGGAACTAATTCTTTTGCTATCTTGATTAGAGATATGAAAGACATTGATTCGTTTTCGTTATCGTCTTTGTCATATTTCTCCACTTCACAAACCCAAACGGTTTCTTTGATTAAGTTCATTGCACTTTTAGTTAAGGATAAGAATTTAGGCAATATAGATAATTTCGTTTTTTCTTTACTTATAGTCAAACCTATAGCAGGACTTTTCTTTTTGTAAGTAATTTTAATAGGTTTTATAAGTGCTTGGTCTTTTCCAATTTTAAGAGCCTTAATAAAAAGATGTTTTCCTTTAGATGTTATTTCGTCAAAAGATTCCCCAATGGCATAAACGGGCACTTCCTTTTTATAATCCTTAATTTCTTCGTTATAGTTTTTATAAGATTTTGTAATAATAACTCCATTGATTTGTTCTTCTATTTGTTTTTTGTCAATTGGATTAATCAAGATATTGCTTTTCCCTATCTGAATAAGTATAGATGAATTTCCTTCTGTTTTTTCAAGAACTTTAATTCCAAAGTATTTCTCCTCTTCTAATACTTTATCAATATCGCGGCTAGGAAAGTTCAGTTCTCTTCGATTGAATTCTTTTACCAATAGTCTGTAATTCGTATAAAATCCTTCCCAATCAATATTAACTAGAGATTCTTTTTTCTCGATGTTAGTATATTTTTCATGTAATTGCACCGCTCTCAACCTCAATCTAAAAAGTTCTGAATTCAACGCTTTACCAATTCTAGATTTTGTTACTTCTTCTAATTTCACAATCTATCACTCCTTTAATGGACTTCGACAATTTCTTCTTTGAAACTAACAATTGTATCATTCTTTATCATAATATCACTCAAGAAAAGTAGATAAAAACTATCAACCTTTTCTTCTAACATAATATTCCCAGATTCTCCAGTGCTTACAACAGCTCCTTTTCCAATAACTGGAGATAGTATTTTTCCTCTTTCATGGCATAAATCTAAAGCATCATCTATATTAATTCCATATCGAAAATAAAATAAACTTATTGGCACATCTAAGATGTTGGATTTTACTATTTTCATTTTTATACCTCTATCATTCCCAGTTTGGAATTATCCCACCTAATTTATTATCAATTTCTTTATAGCTGATTATATCATTGAATTTTATCTTTAAATCTTCTAGTAAAAATTTCATTACATTTCCACTTTCGACAGACCTACTAAACGGGTCATAAATAATCACCTGTAGATTCTTGGCTTTATCTGGATAATATTTTTTAAAGCGTCTTAGTTTTGTTTTTGACCCACTGTCCATGAATCCTTTTACTTCAAGAAAATTATTTGTATCAGGTAAATAAAAATCAGGCTTATAAAATCTAGTGCCTCGTTTAATGCTTTTAAACTCGAAATCATATTTCTCGTATTGCCATGGAATCTTCAAGTAATTAAAATACCGACAAATATTCGCTTCCCAACTTGACCGAAGCGATAGATTTAAGTCCTGTCGAAATCCTCCTTTTGATTGACTTGCAATTCGTCTCATTTTCACTTCCTTTTTGTTAGGGGAAAAGTCCCTTTTTTCACAATATTAATTTCATTTTATTTTATTTTATTTCATTTAATTTCATTTTATTTAATTGCCATTGGGGGTGCCATCAGAACCCCATTGACCACCTAATAGCCACCCCATTAGGCACCTTATGGTTACCCCATTGAGGTGGCCAATGATGTCTTTAGTCCTTAAATCTTTGTAACGCTTATCATATAATCGTTTATTAGTTTTTGTCCTTCATTTGTTTTTGACCTTTTTATTTTCCTTTGAAAATTTTCTAAAATAAAATAAATAAAAACATATTTGCTTTTTTTCAAAAATATTTATTTTTCAAATTTTTTAAATTTTTTCATTATTTTTTTAAGAAAATTTACAAATTTATCATTGTTTTTTTTCATTTCAAAAACATCTACTAAACCCTTTTCCACATAGTCCATTCTCTCAGGTATTATTGGTCTATCTTTTTTCACTTATTTGCCTTCTTTGTTAAATTATTTATAAACATATTTTTTTGTGTCGCGAAGAAAAAGGTTCCCATCAATCTTGTTCTTAAGTTATAATTATGAAATGGATGCCACCACAGAAGCCATCGCCAAGTTATTGAATCCTTCCAATGCCAAGCAGCAATTACATAATGACCTGCTTTGTCGGTTCCACAAGTACCTCTTTTAAATAATGCTAATTGCTTATTGAATAAATACATTCTATTCTCTCCTTATTGATTTAATATAATCATATAAAAATTAGTTAGTAAATAAAAAGATTTATTTAAATATTAATAGTATCGCAAGTTTTTCCATTATCGTTCATTACATAAACCATATCATCAGTGTAAAACATATCACCAAGTCCATCCTCATAGACTATACATATTTCCGTTATTCTCTTATCGGGTGCATTTGGATAATTGTTTATATAAATTATCCCTGCCTCCATTTTCTTTTTTATATCCTTTGGGGTATCTATGTACGTATAGTCAATTTTCTTAATCTTATCTAATAATCTCCAAGCAGTTCCTTTTTCACTATTTCGTATTTTTAATTTTAATATCATGTCTTTCTATCTCCTTTTTTCTATCTACCTACTAACTAATATTCTACTATTATTCTTTCTCCAATTTATTTTTATTGAATTGATAAACAGGTAATTTTTTAAATTCAGTTAAAGTCATTCCGCTTTGACTTAACCATTCATTAAATTCCTTTGACTTATATTTTGGCAAGTCCCAAGTCATTTTTGTCCAATCTGCATTCTCTAAGTTAGCATCAATGTTTGGTGTTTCTGGCATATTAATAAATCCTCCCTTTGACAAACTTTGGTTTGTTTGTAATTTTGATTATTTTTCCAGCCATTTCTTTGGTGGCTAATTCCGCTAAAGCCAAATCTTTAAAAGGTGAATAAAACTCCAAAAAATCATAATCATAAAAACTAAATATCTCTTCAATGTCTTTGTCTTTACAAGTCCATTTTTCGTTCTCCAATCTTATTTCTATTCCAGATAAATCAATTAATATCATTATGCCCCCCTTAACAAATTGTAGATAAAATCAAAATATTCTGGGTCTTTCGTTGCGAGTTTTACGGGATTATCGAAAAAAAGTTCTAAACCCATACTAAGAATTTCAGTGTTATCTTCATACACTTTGCCCATGTATTTATCAATAAATTTGTCTAATTTAAAGAATTCATCTGCATCGTAACCTGCCACACGAACCATCCTTTCTCCAGCGGTTCTCTTGTTGTAAAAAGCCATAACTTTTTGATGTACTCCAGGACTGTGTTC